CAGATCGTGGCCACGTTCACGAGCGACCCGACCCGGCTACCGCCGGACGATCTCGAGATGCGTATCGCCTCGACGCGCGGACTGTTGGCGCCGTGTCCGTTCTGCGGTCGCGATGTTCTGCTGTCGACATCGCAAAACGAGATCACGAAGCTCTACGTCGCCAAGATATTCTGCGCGGACTGCTTCGTCGGCATGACGAGCTGCATGCCGGAGCGGGCTGACGCACAGCAGACTGTGGCAGACCGATGGGCGGTCCGCCGAGGGTGAAAATGGAGGCTCACCCAACTATTCGGAAATCCTGGATAGTTGGGTGAACGGATCAATCTAGCAACGGAGAACTTCGATGCTCGTCGCGCGCATCGGTGCTGAGGCTGACATCGCCTACGGCCAGTGGGGGTGCAACTGTGGGCCGGCGGCCATTGCTGCGATCATGAACATGCGCCTCGATCAAGTTCGGCCCCTGCTCGGCGATTTCGAGGCGAAGCGCTACACGAACCCGACGCTGATGTGGGCGATCCTCGACCGCATCGGCCGACCCTGGCGGAAGATCGGCCGAGAGTGGCCGACATTCGGCCTCGCCCGCATACAGTGGGAAGGGCCGTGGTCTGAGCCCGGCGCCAATCCTCGCTGGGGCTATCGTCAGACACATTGGGTTGCGAGCTGGCAGCACCCCGAGCGTGGACACGGCATCTTTGACGTGAACATGACGGGCAATGGAACTGGCTGGGGCAGCCTTGCCGATTGGGAGCGAGAGATCGTTCCGGCCATTGTAGCAGCGACGCCCCGCGCCAACGGGAAGTGGCACATCACTCACGGCGTCGAGGTCGATTCGTCCCGGCCAACAGATCATGAACCACTTTGAAGCGAACGGAGACGATCTATGTGCGGGTGAAGAACCGGCCGCCAGCAAAGAAAAAGGCTGGCCCGCGAGGGTCAGCCTAAAGGCGATGCGAGGATCAGCCCCGCACTACAGCGGCACATCGTGTGCCACGATTCGCGGTTGGTTTCAAGAGCAGGAGACGAACATGGACAACGAACACAACTGCATTGCGTGCCCCGTCGAGGTGCGAGGGCTGTACGCGGCAGCTAGCAACGCCCTCAACGCCTGGAGGCGAAAAGACGACCCAAGCCGCGTCGCGCGGTTAATGGCCGAACTTGATAGGGCGCTTACGGTCATTGCGCCGATTGTTGAAAATCACTTCGAGGGGCTGGACCTGACGACGGGGAAGCGGACGCAAGGGAGCTCCGTGTCAGTGGAGGACCAGCGTAAGTACGGCGTGATCCGATAGGGTGAACAAGGAGAACTTAGATGGGTGCGAACGACTTTGAGGGCAGCGACGGCGGACCGCTGCCCAAGCGCTACGTGACTTTCACGCTGCCGAAGCCGCAGTGGTGGCGGCCACTTCCGGACATCACCGCGCACGAATTGGCGCAGGCAACCCCGATCCTAGTGCTGATGGGGATGCGACCGACGAACTTCAGCGCCGAGGAAGCGGTGAGGAACCTGCCGCCGGAAGTCGCCCGCCATTTCTCAGACCAACGACCAGAGTGAAAACGGAGGCTCACCCAACTATTCGGAAATCCTGGATAGTTGGGTGAACGGATCAATCTAGCAACGGAGTGGATCGTGGGCGATGTCGTCGAAGCAATCGAACCACTCTACATTTCGATTGGCTGTCGCCTGCGAGACGAGCGGCTCGTTGCTGGGTGGACGCAGAGTGAAGTGGCCGGCTGGGTCGGGCTGTCTAGGGCAAGCATCGCCAATGTCGAGACCGGGCGGCAGCGGCTCATGCTGCACCAGCTCGTCACATATGCAGATGTCATGAGCGTCCCGCTTGGCGAGCTGATGAGCGTCGCTCTTGCTGACGACGCCACGCGCCGACTGCGCGACGAGAACATCGGATTGCGTCGGCGCGTCTCTCAGTTGGAAAGGCTGCTACGGCAGCTAGCAGACGGCGCCGCCGAGTGCCTCGGCGACAAATCATAAGGAGTGGTTCATGCGGAACATTCTTCGCAAGTGGTTTGGCCTGCGTTGCATGATCATGTTCTGCCCGGGAGAGGTCGTGACGATCGCGCCCGGCAAGACGTTCTGGCGCTGCGTGAACTGCGGCGCACAGACGAAGCCTCAGTGAAGGGAGACGATGATGACCGACCAGCAAGTCAAGCACATGGTGGACCGCTTCCTGATGTGGAAGCTGCCGACGAACTTCAATCCCGACAACGGGATCACGTTCGACCCGATCGCGAGCAAGGGCACGCCCCATGAGTTTCGTCGGGAACCGGTCGGAACCAACCTGCTCGGTGCGGATCAGGCAGAAGAGATGGTGCGTCACATGATTGACGGCCTGCCCCCGCCGGATGCGGCAGAGTGACAAAGGAGGCTTACCCCGCCTCCCTCAGCCTCTCCACCGTCGTCTGAACCTCACGAACCGTCCCGAACATTCGTATCATAACGGTGCATTTAGATTCGGAGAGCACCCGCTGGATGACGGTTTCACGATTATCGTGACGGCCGATGGAAACTCGGGCCTTGGCGCCGGGGCGAAGTCTTCCGGGGCCTTCACGGAAGCCGACGAGGTTGTCGACTAAGTACTGCATGAGCCGCTCGACCTCTGCGGCGGGGATCGCCCTTGGTGCTCCACCAGACCTCAACACGTCATGGACGATCGGGCGCCCCTGCCACTCGATCATGCGCAGGAGCGCCCAGGGGATCGGGCCTGCGACGTTGGCGATGGCGTAGCCGGGGAGAAGCGGGCGCATCACCGTCCGGCTCCTGCCGTCCCGCCCCCTGTAGGATCGTGGGAGCTCGAGGCGGGCTGGCTCGACGTTGATCTTCTCGAGGCCGTCCCATGCCCGGCGCTCGAGCTGGGGGGAGCAGGTGAAGGCGTACCAGGTCAACGGATCATCTCCCGTGCGGACTGCAGGACGTTGTAGACGGCCGATTCATCGCAGCCGATGCGGGTGGCTATTTCTTTGGTGTCGAGGCCCTCGTGAGCCCAGAGGCGCGCGACGGTGAGACGAAACGCTTTGTCTTTCCACGCCTGATGCGGATGGCCTTGGACGTGTTGGGCTTGGCCCTGCCCCATGCCTTGGCGCTGATGAGCTTCGTCATTCACGACCCCGCCTCCGCCACGAGCCCCGCCGCCCTCGCCTCATTCATCGGAATACAGGTCGATGCCGCTATGGGGCGTAGAACGCCCTCCCATTCGGTGAGGATGGAGTATCCAGCATCGAGCAATCTCGCCTGCTCGGAGCACTCGATCCAGGTCGCCGGGCGCTGGAGCATCGTAGGCTCCTCGCAGTCGGAGCACTGGAGGATGATCAGCATCAGCCAGTCCATCAGGGGGCCTCCATCAAATCGAGCAGTGACCGCTCACGTTCAGGCTTGATGCACGCCGGCGAAAACCACAGACGTTCCCGTGCGGCGTTGACCCGTCCGAGCCCGTCGTCGTCATCATCCTGACTGCCGAAGCCGCCGCGCGCCTTCCACTCGACGACCTCCCAATCTTCGGGCATCTCGTGCTCACCATCGTAGCCTGCGAGGCAGATGCGCATGAGCGGGTTGCTGCCCTGCTCGATCGCCCAGGCGCGAACCTCATGCGCTACATCAAGACAATCGGTCGAATAGAGCCCTTTCGTGCGACCGGCTGTGTCCGCATAAGGCGGATCGAGAAACACGCCGGTGGTGCCGTGGCGATGCGTGACCGATGGCCCACACACACGCGACCAGTCCCCGGCGCACACACGGACATCGCGGAGGCGTTCGGCGAGATCAGTGATCCATTCAGCAATGAAGATGCCCCGGCCGGCGTCGCCGAGGTGCGGGAGCTTTCGGTTGATGCCCTGGCCGGCGTCGCCGAGGTGCGGGAGCTGTCGGTTGATGCCCCGGCCGGCGTCGCGCTCGCCGTCCTTGGCCCAACCGACAGCGCCCCACTTCCACGGCCCGCGGCCGGAGCACCAGCCAGAACCGATCCATGAGCAGACGCCCCACACCCACCACCCGGCGACTTGAGCGTCGTAGAGGTCCGGCTGGCCCTCGATCTCGCGAAGCCGTGTTGCCCCTTCTGTGAGCAGCCACCAATGTCTGGCGTGAAGGTCGGTCTCGTTGACCGGCCAGTTGGCATGGTGAGCGACCGCCTCGGGATCGCGTTGCGTCGCGCGCCAGAAGTTGGCGACGAAATGGTCCTTGTCGTTGATCGTTTCCGTCTTGCCGACGCGCGGCCGGGCCAAGAGCACCGCGCCCGACCCGAAGAACGGCTCGACGTAGTTCACCGGCTCGCCGAGCCGCTTCCAAACAACATCGGCGATCGACGACTTGCCGCCGAACCACGGAAAGGGCGCCTGCAGGCTCATTGCGCCTCCCCCGCCATCTGCCTCGACCTGTCGGTGAGGGCGCCGGGCTCGTAGCCGTTGGCGATCTCGGCGAGGCGCTTGTGCTTCTCCTCACGGCTCTGAGCGAGCTTCACGAGGGCGGGGACGGCCGTCATGCGATAGACCTCTGCAGCGGCCGCGTCGGCTTCCTTGGCGATGCGCTTGCAGCGGGAAAGCTCGGCGCCTTGCGGCAGGCGCTCCTCGACGCGGGCGAAGTCCCACAGAGCCCCAATCCAGCCCTCCTCTGCCGCCTGCCGGCCCATCGGCGAGCGGATGAGGCGGTTGGCGTTGGCGATGCGCGATGGCGTCCAGTCGGGGTATTTCGGGCCCGCATCGTGCCGCTTGGCGAACAGGCGGTCCTGCGCAGCGTTGAGGGCGTCCGCGATCACACCCAGCGATGGCCACCACGTCTGCTTCGTCGCGACCAGAACCATGTGGCCGGCAAGCTCCTGGCACTCGGCGGTGTAGGCCTTGGCGACGCGCTCCAGCTCGGCGAGGAACGGCGCGGGGTCTTCGACGTGTGCAGGCGGGCCGAGCACGCCCATGAGCCGGTCAGTGATTGGTTGCATTGACGCCTCCGAACTGAGCCCTGATCCGGGCAACCTGCTCGCGCTGGCGGGCCATGCGCTCGTCGTAGGCGCTGCGGCCGTTGTTGACGGGCTGACGGCCGGGCTTGGCGGCGAAGGCGGTGCGGCACCAGTTGCGCCACGTCGCCTGCCAGTCGAGCTTGGTGGCGCCCTGGCCGGCCTTCGAGCACCAGAAGTCGCGGAATTTGTCGGCTTCCAGCGTGACGGCCTCGGCGCTCGTCGCCGGGAAGTTCACCCTGGCCCACTGCTGCCAATCGACGGGCAGCTTCCAGTCGTCAGGCAAGCGCGTCCCGCGCTTGCAAACCTTCGCCGCGGGGAAGGCGGGGGAAGGGGAAAAGGGGGGACTATAGGGGGGAATAGGGTTGGGGGTGGTTGGGGTGTTGGTATCCACAACCTCAACAGTTGTTGGGTGAGATTCAACACCGCGCGAGGCTTCGCGCTCATTTTTGAGCGGGGCGCTCATTTTTGAGCGGTCGCCCTGCTCATTTTTGAGCGCTGGTGCGCATTTTTGAGCGCTACCGCTCATTTTTGAGCGCTCATTTTTGAGCGCGGCCTTGGCCCGGCGATACGTCGCGGGCGAGCTATCGGTGTACCGCTCGATGTCCTCGCGCGAGTACCCGGCGGCTTCGAGAACCGCGATCAGCTTGGCCGTGTTGGAGATGTCCCGGCCGGCGAGCGTCTCGCACAGGTTTCGCAATACTCCCGCCTTGAATTGGTCAATCTCATCCGTCATATGCTCACCTGTCGCTGAGTTGTTGTCTGCGTCTCTGGCTCTCGGTCGCGCCCCCGCACCAGGAGCCCCAAAAGCGTCAAGCGTATTCGCCTCTTTCAACGCCCGCTCCATGTGCCCCGGAGCGGGCGTCATTCATTTTGGTGGGCCGGTCGCGGCAGTTAGCCCTTCACGATGCCACCCCGATCTCTCGGGCCCGATGCACGCCGGGCGTCACACACACTGCCGCTTGGTATGCTGCGTCTCCGGCCCGTAGACGCCCAAAGAGGCGTGCACGGGCATTGAATTGGCGCGGGTCGGGCGATTTCCGATGGTCTTTGTGCCCCCGTGAAGGGTGCGGCCTGCACCGGATCGCCCTCTGTTTGCTTGGCCCTCCCGCCTTGGCCCTTAGCGTTCCTTGGGGGATCAGGCCGCGACGGTCTCGAGAAGCTCGGCGATGGATCGTTCCGGGTCGATGCTGATGCGGGCGGCAGAGCCGGAGAAAATCACTCGGTCATTGGGCCAGACTGCGCCCCGCCTGGAGCGCGCAAGGTGGGCGTCGCAGTAGGAGGTGCCCGGCGCCTTCCTGTGCCCGCAGAAACCCCGCGTGGGCTCGCCGATGGGCCAGCGACATTGGTGCTCTTCGAGATCGAGCAGGGCGACGAGATCGGTGCGGTCGGCGTCCTGGCGCTCCATCTCGGCCTTGATGGCCCGCCAGTCGGCGGCGCTGGCCATGAGCTCGTCGAGCGTCGGCCGGCGGAAGTTGAACTGTGGGGGAGGCTTCCGGGACAGCTTGCGCGGCTTGGGCGGCTGAACCGCTCGGGCCTTGGCCTCCCGCTTCGCCCGCATGCGGCGAACGACGCCGGTCCCGCCGAACTTCTCGAACCGAGTCAAACCCAGGCGGGTCACGATACCAATGATCGAATTGCGGCTGCAGTCGAACTCCCGGCTGATCTGCCCGGCCGTCCGTCCCTCCTGCCAGAGGCGGCCGATGGCCCCCCGCTCCTCCGGCGTCCATTTCCTCGTCGTCCTGGTGTCCATGAAGCCCCCGCTTCTGCGGCGGCCCGAGCGAGGCTGCATTCGCCTGTCAGGAGGCACACAGCGGCTCGCTCGGGCCGCCTATCTGGCAGAATCCCGCCGTGTGTTCGGATACGCGGATGGAAACCCCCTCAACGCGGGGTGTGGATGGAACTTTTGCGCCGTCTTGCGCGTAGTGATAATCTACGGTAGTTATAGGCTACGGTCAATGATCCTTCCAACGGAAGGTTGTTCGACGTGTGGAGAAGTGGCCGGGGGCGCAGTCTCCGGTCATGCCAAAGAGAGCACACAGATCAAGTAGGCACAGCCAGATCATGAAGGCGTTTGGAAAGCGACTTAAGAGCGCGCGCGAAGCGGCCGGCTTCCCGAGCGCGCAAGGGTTCGCTGCGGTTCTTGGGCAAGAACCGCACACATATCGCCATTGGGAAAGAGGAGAAGCCGAGCCCGACTTCAAGAACCTCACCCGGATTTGCGAGTTACTTCGTGTGACCCCCAACGATCTGTTGCCGCACGCGGTGCAGGGCGCGGCAGGCAATAGCGGCTCATCCACAGGCTCGGTTCGCCCCGCCGCGTAGTTTTCTTCAACTCTACCCTACGTTTAGTGTGCCGTAAACGCCCCGCAAAAACGGGGCGTAATTTTTTTTTACGAATTTTCTTGACGCGCGCCGAGACGTAGATTTAGATTACGTCATCAGGACGCGAGGGGGCGCCAAGCCAAATCCCGGCCTGAGACTAGCGGGGTGGTACCGGCGGCGGTGTGTGGGGGACACACAGAGGGCCGCCGCCGGGAACCCGCGGAACCCAGGAGAGATAAATGGCAAAAGCAGCGACGAAATCGAATGGCACGGGGAAGCCCGTTCTGGTGACGACTGAATTTCGCGGAGTGTTCTTCGGCTACCTCAAGAACCGCGACGGCACTGGCGACGGCACTGGCTCCGGCTACGGCGACGGTTCCGACGTTCGTGTGTTGGCGTGACGGGAGTACGCCATGCTTTACGAATTCACGTACCCCGACAGGATGTGCGGTCATCTCATCAACGAGATCGAGATGCGCGCTGAGATTTCCGGCGACATCGATGACTGGACTGTCGACAAACTCGAGTTCTACGCGCTTGAGCCAGGGCGGAAGTCTGACGATCGATGGATCGAAGTACCGCGCGAGCATCCGCGCAGGGCCGAGTTCGTCCGCTACTTGACGACGGTAGAAGTGCACGGCGCCGTCACCGACGCCTACGCCGAGCACGTCGTTTCTGCCGAGGGCGGGTTCATCCCGCACATGAATGACGAGCACAGTCTCCGCAAGTGTGAGGTCGTGTGATGGAGGTCTTCAATGGCACTGTCCTCACGCTTAGCGACGAGGAGACCGTCACGTTTGTCTATCACATGGAGGCCGTCCTGGCGCACCTCGAGACGGTGCTGTCTGGGTATGTGGCAGACGAGGCCGGCGGCCCGTTGAGCCAGCTGGCCGAGGCGAAGGCAGGGCTCGACAAGGTGATGGAGCGTTTTGCGCTCCTCCGGGGGAGGACGGAGTGATGGAGGTCAAATCCCGCGAGGTCGTGATCACCATGGACCGGTCTGAGGCGGTTCGGCTGGCCGACGACATGAACACCATCGCCAACCATTTGGCGGAACTGTTCGCCAGGGCTGGAGACATCGATACGGGCGATTCGCTCTGCGATCTTCATTCCGCCGCCCACCGCGTCGACGAGTTCCGCATGGACTTGGAGAGGCTGCGCGATGTCCGCTGACATCATTGACCTTCGCCCGATCCTCGTCCGCGAGATCGGAGCCACCGACGAAATGGAAGCCGCCAAGCGGCTTGCAGATCGCGTGTTCTCCGGCGCGCTCGCCATGCTCGATGGCGCCTACGGCCGCGAATACCGCCGGCTCGTGCTGCTCAGGACGCTCTACGCCATGGATCAAAGTGAGGAGGTTGCGCGTGGATAGCCAATCCGACGACGGGCAGGCCGTCACCTACACATTCAAGGCAGGTGACGAGCATGTTGGTCTTGCCCTTCTCGTTTCTGCGATTGCGTGGCTCGCATGCGCGGGCGCGGTTGGGCTCCACGTCGCTGGCATCGGGCAATTCGTCACCGACGCTTTTGCCCTGATCGCAACTGCAATCGCGGGGATGTTCTGGGGCTTCTACTTCCTCGTTATTCATCTGACGGACAAGTGACGCGAACGGGTGCAAGCGTTCAAGGGGCGAACAATGACCAATGAAAGCACTACTCATTCGGGGACCGGCGGGGGCGCTGGTGATCCTGGTTCTGATAACGGCACTCGTGACAGCATCGGCGGCGCTCGGAGTGGCGGCGGCAATGGTGGCGCGCAGCATGTTCGGGTGATCCCGTCCGAGATCGTCAAGGCGATCTGCAAGGTGCAATCGGGAATGTCCGCCGTGAAGCGCGACGGCAAGAATCAGCACGGCGGGTATCAGTTCGCGAGCACCGATGCGGTTTACGCCGCACTGACGTTGAAGCTCGCCGAGGTCGGCCTCTCGATCCTATGTCTCGAAGAGGAGATCGAGATCAAGCGCGTGGACGGGAAGGACGGCAAGACCGTCCAGTGGGGCCGGTTCGTGTTCTCGTTCATTCTCGCGACGGAACAGGCGACGTGGAGCGACCCCCGATGGCGCCGGACGCTGTACCTGCAGATTACCGGCCCGCAGTCGTTCATGGCGGCGCAGTCCTACGCCGAGAAGGCGCTGCTGCGCTCGCTGTTCAAGATCCCCACGGGCGACATGGACTTGGACAGCATGCCCCAGGCCGAGACGGAGGAGGCGCAGGAAGCCCTCACCACCGGCCGCAAGCGCAAGTCGTCATCTGCCGCCAAGAAAGACGGCACGACGGAGACGTTCAACGGGCTGCGCGCTGCGATCTCATCCGCTCCTAGCCTCGACGATCTGATGACGCTCAAGAACGAGAACGCCGAGGTCATCGCCGAGATGCCGGAGAGGTGGGCGACGATCATCGACGATGACTTCATCGCGAAGTCCGACGAGCTGCGGGCGAGGATGACATGACCCGCAACTCCACCCGCGACCGTCGAGAGTGCGTCGAGCGCCATTCATATGAGAGGGGCGGCAAGACGTTCATGCGCTGCCACATATGCCAGGGCGAGATCGACCTCGCGATCTCCTCATGGGAGGCGGATCACGTCGTTCCCTACGCCCTGGACGGGACAGGCGTCATGCCCGCCCACTGGCGGTGTCACCGCGTCAAGAGCGCTGCCGACTGGTCCGAGATCGCCAAGGGGCGGCGGGCGCGCGAGCGCAATTTGGGCATCAAGAGGAGCGCCCGCCCGATGATGGGATCAAGGGCGAGCGGGTTCAAGCGCAAGATGGATGGGAGCGTTGAAAGGCGATGACCGAAAAGCAGCGACCCTCATTCATCCGCACGGTGCTCATGGGCGCGGACCTGAATAACACGATCCCGACCTCGCCGAAGTTCGGCGGACATCGCCACGACTACAACACCATGGCCCAGGCGATCCGGGATGCGCAGGGAGACCTCGTGCAGGCGCAAGCCGAAGTTGCTCGGCGGGAGCAGTCCCTCGCCGATGCACAAGAGAACCTCGCCGCATCACAGCAAACCGTGAAGGCACTGTGCGTGCAGTTTGCGACGGCAGTGAAGGAACTGGCGATCAAGCCGGAGGATCTCACGTCATGAGCGACGACGCAGCAGCCGAGGCGTTCATCAGAAAAGCAACTGTGGTGCGCGATGCGTTCATTCGCGCCGCGCAAAAGGAGCGGATGAGCGAGAGCGAGCAGCTCAGGGCTCTATGCGCGATGCTCAGCGTTCTGTTCAGCAAGATGGACGATGAGACGTACAAGGCGAACAAGGCCGTCTTTTTGGATCTGGTCGACATTTGCCGAGGCTACGCCAGCATTGAAACGAGGCTCCAATGAGCGCCCGCCACGAGCACTGCCCCGAATGCGGATGCGAGATCGGCGCCAAGAAACGGCGCTCAGTCCCCGACCACCGGAGGCTGTTTGCCCTGATCAAGCAAGCTTTCGACAACTGGCCGGAGGCGCACGAGTTCACACCGGAAAACCCAGAGCACCTTCGCGCTTGGCTCGTGTGCAAAGCTGGCTGGCGTGAGGCAACCGCCTACGACCTTGGCGATAAAGCGGACGCGGCCGTGGTCGCCCTTGCGCTCGAGGCCGGCATCAAAGCGGCAAAGGGGACCGGCTTCGTTCGCGTCGTCGGGCGGAGTGTCGCTGTGATCACGCCCAAGAGCATCGACTTCCGATCCATGGGGCAAGCCGAGTTCGGGCTGTTGCGTGATGCCATCACGGACATCATCAAGGCCGAGACGGGTATTGCGTTGGAAAGCGAGAGCAACTGAGCAACCAATGGGGGAATGCAATGGGTGATCCGACAGTCGTCTCAACAAAGGGCCTGAGGGAACTGACCTCCGCCGAGCGCTTCGCCATCTTGAAGCGGCTCGACGAATTGATCGAGAGGGACGGCGACTATGTGAAGTTCAAGAGCCCAGCGACCGACGCGACCATTGCCGCCGAGTTCAGCGTGTCGGAGACGGTCGTTCACACGCTGCGGCGTGACACGTTTGGCAGTCTCAAGCGTGGGGCGGGCGCGGATTCGCCGCTCACCCGCACAATGAGCAAGGTGAGGATGATCGAGGAGCGCATGGAGGCGGCCGAGCGGCGGCTCGAGATGCTCGAGAACAGCGTCACGGAGCCGCCGAAGCCGCAACAAAGCTTCAAGTCATTCGCCGACCTCAACGGCAAGGTCGCGGGCACTTTATGAACGTCAAGCTCTCCGAGATCGCGAAGAGAACCGGCCTGTCCCTTATCTACTGGCAGGGGCGGGCCGCCCGCGGCGAGTCGCCGAACACTTCCCGACACTGAGGCCATCAACTCAGTGGCGGGCAAAAATGGAGACAGGGATGAAATCGATCCAAGATGAGATCAACAAACATTTCTCGGCGCGCGTTCGCGCGTTGAAGAGCGCGCTGCACACCGCAAGGGGGAAGACGTATAAGTCCTACCAAGTCCTCGTCCGTATCAAGACGGGCCGCAAGATCGACCGCCGCAGCAACGAGTTCACCACCCTGCGACAGGCGAAAGCGTTCGTGCTCAACGTCGCAGCGATGGAAGCGGTCGACCACGTGGAGATCAGAGAAATTGCTGAAACGATGTTCGAGTGCGAAGTGGTGCAGCCGACCGCCCGCCTCAAGGCGAAGTACGGCGGATGAAGGGGAGGAAGGGATGACCTGCTCGACGTGCCGCGGGAAGTATGTCTCTGACGTAGGGGCTGGACGGAGCGATACTCAAACCGGCCACACAGCCCGGATCACCAACTTTGCCGGCTGATACCCTGCCGCCGCAATACCAGTGACGAAGCAGACGATGGCGAAGGCCCAGCAGAAGGCCAAAACCAGCCACTTTGCCGTCTTCATCGCGATCACTTTACGCCAGTGAGAAGCTTTGCCATCGCCGCGCCGAGCTCCGGGGAGACTCGTCCCAGGAGGCCGAGACCACACAGCAGGATAAGGCCGACGATTTGGCCCCACGGGAGCGCCGACGCGGCTGACCACCACGAGCTGGCGTGGATCTTGTCGTGGAGGTGGTCTATCTCCGCCTCCACCCGGTTCAGGCGCCAGTCGAGCACCTCCGGGCGGAGCCGCTCCAAAGTAGGAGGCCACTCGCCAGATAGCCTCCGTCTCGGTTCTTCCATCCATCATGCTTTCGCCTTGGCCGTAGGAGCGGCCTTCGCCGTCGTTGGCGCCGACTCGCACGACGCGGTGTAGACAACAGCCTTCCCGCCCTTCAGCGTGTCGTAGACGCTATTGTGGGCGGCCACCTGCTTTTGCGTCTCGCAGGTGTCCTTGGGGCTCGACTGGATCACCTTGAAGCTCTGCAGCGAGCTGTCAGTCGACACGCTGATGGGGGTCGCGCACGCGGCCAGAGCCAGAGAGAGACTTGCTGCGCACATCATCGGCAGTTTTCGCATTGGCCTTGGCCTTCTGTTCGATCTTCGTTGCGAGGCGTTCCGCCCCCACTTTGCGCTGGTACGCATTGTTCACTTGCAACGCGACGAACCCGGCGACCATGGCCGCAAGGCACTTTCCGAGAAGGTTCGGCCTGTCGTCCTTCCACACCATCCCCTTGATGATCTTCCAGAGGATGCTTCCGCTGATGGCTTCGATCATGGGGCTGCCGCCTTTCCTGCGCCGCTCGGCGTCGATCTGCCGGCGGCGACGTCCTGCTTCTGCAGTTCCTGGAACACTTGCGCCAGTACGTACATCACCACGCATCCAACGATCATGACGTGCACGCCGTAGGACGTGACGAAGGTCTTGATCGCGTCGGCATAGGACTTGGTGGCCTGGATGTTGTCGAGGCCAGCCCATGCAAGCGGCGTGCTGGCGAGCGTCACCTGGAGTTGCTTCATCTTCTCGGCAAGGCTGAACTTGCGGGAGGTCTGAGCGTTGACCACGGGCGTTGCCGGGGCCTCTACCCGCTGCGCCATGCGGGGCGCCTGGACGGCGGCACCGAACACCTCGGCCTCGCGCGCTCGGCGACGGACAAGGCCGGCGAGTTCAACGCCGGCGGCCTTTGTCCACTTGGAGAACTGCGCCCTCGCGCCGTCGTAGTCGCCCGCGTTTAGCAACTTTAGCAGCGTGGAGCCTTCCAGCGCGCCGGAGCCGACGTTGTAGGAGAATGACACGAGCGCATCGAACTGGCCCTGTGACAGCGGCACCTTCACCAGGCGCTCGACAGCGGCCTCGTGCTTGGCCATCTCGGTGGCGAGCATGGCCTTGCCTTCGGCCTCGGTGACGATCATCCCCTCGGCCACACCTTCAGTGCATCCGGCGTAGATCGTCCAGACGCCTGCCGGGCAGCGATATGCCTTGTAACGGCCATCCGGCATTTTCTCGTGGAGACCTTCGAACTCGATGATGAGTTCCAGTCCTGCACTTGAGAGTTTCATGCTGCCGCCCCCTTGTTCAGCCATCTGCGAACGAACTCATCGACGCTCAGTCCTTCCGCATCCGCCAGCGGAACAAGTGCGTTCGCTGCCGCGATTGCCGCGTCGTCCTTGCCGTTCATCACGGTCCCGATCAGATCCCCGATGCGTGCCGCTGCCTGTGTCTCGGCCTGTGCGGCCTGCATCTCGGCGACAGCGCGGCGTAGGGCTTCCACCTGGTCGGAGCTGGTCTGCTCGACGATGCGCTCCACGACCCGCTCGACGACGACGGGTGGCGCTGATGGTGCTGAAACCGGCTCCGGCGGCTTGTCGTGGATGGTGTAGAGGATGCCGGCACACGTTCGGCAGTCGCTGACCTTCCACGTTGATGTGAGGTACTGTGTGTTGGGGTCGTGGTCGGGCTTCTTCTGGATCACGACGGGATACCGCTGCTGATCATCCGGCAGCGGCCTGCAGGCGTCATGCTCCTCGAAGCGGACGAAGGTGTTGCCCTGGAGTACGAGCCACTTCATGACGTCAAAGCGTGTCCGTTGCCGGCGGTTGGCTTTTGCACCACCGGCGGGACGCTGCCCCTCAGGCTATCCCGCTCGGCCGTGACGGCGGCTAGCTGCTCCTGCAGCGACAGAATTTGCAGCAGCATCATCCCAAACTGCTCAGCAATCCGCTTGTCCATCTTATGCCCCCAATAGTCCGTGTGTGGTCAACGCCGCCTGCATGGCGGCGACACGCTCGGCGAGCTGCGCCAGCGTCACCGTGCCTGTGGCGTAGGACGTTCCTTTGTTGGTCGTGCCGGTGAAAGCGGACCATCCGGTGTCGCGAGCGCCAACGACTTTGGTTCCGCTAACCTGAAACTGCGTGGCCTGCATCGCCGTATCGGCGCTATCGTCGGCCAGACGCGCCACGAGCGTCGTCGATGACGCCTTGATGCCCGGCTGTGACGAGGTTGCCCCGCCGATGCCGACGACTCCCGTCGAGGGAATGAACAGCCTGACGGTGCCCGCCTGATCGCCGATCACGACCGCATTCGACAGCGACGACGACAGGCCCGTGATGCCGCCGATGATGACGTTATAGCTGCCCGTCGTGATGCCGGTCTGAGCCTGGTAGCCGATCACCAGGTTTTGCACGCCCGACGTGATCGTGTAGCCGGCAGCAAGACCGATCGCGAGGTTGTTGTCTCCGTTGCAGGAGTTGAGCGCGAGGTATCCGACTGCCATAACGCTGCTGGCAGTGCTGATGCCGAGACCCGACTGCGAACCAAAGAAGACGTTGAACTGGCCTGTCGAGCAGTTCAGTCCAGCGTTGGCACCGAATGCAGCGTTGTTACCGCCGGAGACCTTGTTGAGGGCCGAGACGCCGACGCCGGTGTTGCCAGTGCCGGTGTAGTTCGCCGTGCCTCGTCCGGCACCCGATCCGACGTAAGTGTTGGAGCCTGTCGTTGCGAGCCGGCCTGCCTCATAGCCAACGTAAGTGCTACTTGTCGCAGTCGTCGCCTGGCTGCCGGAATCGCGGCCGACGAAGACGTTGAGCGTCCCCGTGCTGAGTTCCGCGCCGGCGGATAGGCCAGCGATCATGTTGGACGTGCCGGTTGTGATTTTCCAGCCGGCGCCGTAGCCAAAAATCGAGTTTCCGGTGCCCGTCACGGGCACGAAGCACTCACCACCCGATGTGTAGGCGCCGGAGAACGTCGAGCTCTGCAGATCGACGTGCGTTGCGTCGACCACGGTAATCGTCCATGAGCCGTTGGCCGCTGTGACGCCCCCGACGCTGGAGACGACGGCAACCATGCCGGTCGTCCACGACGCAGTTGACGCCACCGTCAGACGGATCAGCCCGGACCCGTTGTCTGCTGCGCCAGACACGGTTTGCGGTGCCCGGCCGAGCATCGCTTTCCATCCGACGACCGTGTTGCTTGAGGCAGTTGTGGCGTAAATTCCGGCTGCCTCACCGAAAAACGTGTTGTAGCTGCCCGTCGTTACGCGCTCGCCGGATTCGAACCCGCCGAACGTGTTGTAGGAGCCTGTGGTTACATGAGTTCCGCAGCGTAGGCCGAGGTAGGTGCTCCACCTTCCTTCCTCGCCTGTCGTGTTGGTGATCGACGCTGACCCCTCATTGAGCCAGATCGTATCGCCGGAGCCACCAAGGCTGGACGGGTTGGCCTTGGTGAAAATGGCGTTGCCGCGAAACAGCAGCGACCCGTAGAGGGCACCAGACCCGAGAGAGAATGAGAATGGCTCGGTAAACGTGTCCGGCAGGATTTTTTTGTCGGAAGCGGCCGACGTGTCGCGAATATAGAGATAATCGGCGGTGCGGGCGATCTGCCCCGTTGTCATCTCGGTCGCCAAGCCGAGATTGACGCTCGATATGCCAGGGTCGCCCTGGTCTCCCTTGTCGCCCTTCTCGATGACGAGCACCGCGCAGCTATCCGCGTTGCTGATCGTGCCGGATGTCGCCACGTAGGTGACGGGGAATGTGCGGTAGCTGCCCTGGTCGGTGCCGGCGCCCGTGATCTGGAAGGCGTGGAAGTTCTGGGTGGCGCCCTCTTTCGAGATCTTCACCGTTGCGCGAACCGACGACGTGCTGTCGTCCCACGTTGCGATGACGTTCGCCATCGACCCGCCGGCCGAGTCCGTCTCGGAGATGGCAAGCTGGGTGATGCTGGCGATGGTGGCGTTGTTGCCCGCGATCTTGCCAGAGCCAGGGTCGCCGCTCGTAGACGTGGACCACTGGTAGGGATAGGCGGCGTCGAGGCCGTCAGTGCCTTGGATGCCCTGGATGCCCTGGGGGCCCTGCATGCTGGAGAGGTCTAGGATCGAGACGAGCGCATAGGTCTCCGTGTTGCCGGAGATGCCGATGGGCCGGCCGAGATCGTTCGTGCTGCTGTTGCTCTGCGCGTAGTACTGCAGCTCGACCGTATCCGTCGCGCCGCTGACGACAACGACCGCGAAAATGGTCAAGTTCGCGCCGTCCGTTGCCGTATTCCCCGGTAGGCCGTAGTGCGCAGTAGACGCACCCTGAAGCAGGCGCACGCCGGCGCCGTTGGTGCGCTCCTGGTAGGCTGAGGCATGGATCAGATAGGAGCCGGTCGGCAGCGTGATCACGCTCGACGCGATCGAGCAGCCGGTGATGGTGTTGACCCGCTCGGCAAGCGTACGCTTCGTCCATGCGCCGGTCGTCGCCTGACCGCCGACAGTGCCGTCCGATTTGCTGTCGGCAAAGATCGCATACTCGAGATTGGCGCTCTGCGGCGCCGTGACGTTGGACCAGTCCGTCCATGCCCCGTTGAAAAAGACCGAAACCACGTCCTCGTCGTCGATCCAGGCCATCCAGCCGGTCGTCGGCGTGTACTTGATCCACGAGCCGTTGCCGTCCGCCTCGGCGATGTCGTGCTGGGCGAACCCAAGCGTGGACCACGTGCCTGTGGGGCTGCCGTTGACGATGTAGCGAGCGCCCGCGGTCGGAGAGGACGGAGCCGCCGTGAGCCTGTCCGCCATCTTGAGCATGGGCGGGATTTCGCCCGGCCGGATCAGCGCCGGGACGTAGCTCGTGACGATCCAGTCGGCGCCGTCAGAGGTGAGCCAGACCTCTTCACCGCGGCCGACGAGCGCGAAATACGACGTGGGCGTGCCGGGGCCGCGGATGTACTGCGAAGAGACCGTTGCCAGCGTGACCTGATTGGCGGTGCCGTTGTGACGGATGCCGACCATGAAATTGTTGCCCGCCGTCACGGCAGACGGCAGCGTCATGACGAACGTGCCGCCGGTCGGGTTCGCGTTGAAGAGATACCCGCGATCGCTGGTCGTGATCGTGTAGGCGGCGGTCTTGGCCGAGACGGGGGCCGTGGGCAGCGCCGAGGTGGTCGTGAATCCGCTCGTGTCGAGCGCGCCGGGGATGTTGTCGCGCGTGAACAGCGTTGTCCCGCTGCTGTTCTTCACGATGACCTTGTACGCGCCCGTCCCGGTGTAGATCGAGATGCGCGTCGACCCGCCCTGCGTCGAGACAGGGAACCCCGCGGAATCGGTGTAGACGATGGTCCCGAGGGAGACGGTGAGCGCCGCATCGGAGTAGACCGTGCGAGCGGTGGAAGTCCCGGCCTGGTAGAACTCGATCGAGCCCCCGCTGACCGGCTCGCCCGCGGCAGTCACGTAGTCGAGGATGGAGAGGACGTTGGCGGCGTCGGTCATTGATCAGTCACCATTTGATGGCTAGGATTCTGTTGCGCGCGGCTAGGGCGACGGCCCGATCGGTGGCACTCCACCACCTGCCGCTGCGCTTTCATTGGAGACGCGAGGAGAACGCGATATGGCCCGCTACGCTGTGACGTTCACGAGACAGGTCACGCAGACGGCGACATTCATCGTCGATGCCGATGACGCGGGATCGGCACAAGTTGCCGCCGAAGATGCGCCATGGTCGGAGGCGACCATCACCAGCACTCACGACAACGTTGGCCCCGAGGATGGGTGGCGTCATGCAGGAGCAAGCGAGATCACTCTTGCGGCAGGACGAATCTTCCGTCGTCGCCTCGCGGCTGCGATAGGCTATGGTGAGCGGCAGCAGCCGTCCCGCCCATGATGGCGAGGTTCTGGTAGCCGCCCGACCTGATGCGCTGAGCGATCTGGGTGAGCTGCTCGCGGTTCCCGTTCGCCGCGACAACATCGGCGCGCACCTGCTCAAGCGCCCTCTGCAACATGGGCTGCCTGGATGCAGCAACCTCTACGGTCCCGAGCAGTGCGGCCGGGTCAAATGGACGGCGGCGGCTGACGTTCTCCACAGCGGTGGCGACCGTGTTCTGGAAGTCCGCTCGGAACTGCCCCCTGTATGGGGGAGGTGGCGGGGGTGGCGGGGGTTGCGCTTGGGCCTGCTGGATTCTCGTCGCGAGCGACCCTGCCTCCGCCTGAGGTGGGAGTAGATTCCGGCCGCCCAGATAGTTGTTTGCAGCGCCAGCCATGGCGTTGCCCATCTTGTAAGCCCCGACTCCGCCGAGCAGGCCGCGAGCCGCCGTCGTTGCCACCTGCATCGGGTCTGACAGTGCTGCTGCTGCGGACGCCTGTTCCGGCCTACCAACAGGCAGGCCGCGATCCCATACCAGCGGCGCGAACGCCGCCATTTCTCCGACCGCGCCACCCGCAAGCATGTCGCCGAAGCTGACATCCCCAAGGCGTCGGTTTCCGCCCTGGGCGCCAGCCAGCATCGCGTTGGCATTGGACGAGTTCTGTGCAGCAAGAGGTATGTTGCCAGCCGCCAGGGCGGCGTTCCCCTCATCGACCGCGCCGCCAATGCGCGCGTTGCGATTGCGCGCCAGCGCAGCGCCGCCACCGCGGGTGAAAGCGCCGAACGCCAGGGGAAGACCGAATTGCAGAGCAAGCGGGTTGCCGAGCACAGGGCCGAACTGGTCACGGAATGATGGGTTCGCCCCTCGAGCCTGCGTTGAGGCGTCGCTAAGCGCTGTGGTGTATGCGCCCTGAGCCGCGTCGAATGCCGCCTGTGCGGTGGCAGCGGCTTCGCGCGCGCCACGATTTCCGGTCGGGCCTCTGCTCTCGACGACCGACGTTCTCCGTGCGGTTTCAAGATCGCGCCGCGCCTGCTGCAATGCGTCGTAGCGAGCTCGCAGGCCTGGGTTGTTGTTCAGCAGGTACTGCGTCTGCGGATCCAGGGGCGCGTCCGGCGTGGGCGGTTCGGCCGCCGCCTGTGGTTGCTGCGGCTGCGCCGGCTGTGCATTTGTGATCGGCCGGCGTCCTCCCTTCTTTTGCGGGTCGGCGGCGTCCGCCTCGCCAGACGACCCAGCAGCCATCACGCCGAGCGCAGCAAGACCGCCGGCGGCTCCGGGGTTGTTCCTGACGAACTGCCCTGCCACCTGTCCCGCCGGAAACATACTCCCGACAGCGGGAGCAATCATCGCGTTCATTCCGGTCGCACCCGGCGCCCCTGCCGCGTAGTCGATGGCAGGACCAGCACCCGTCGCTGCGCCGCCGCCAGCCATCCCGAGCCACTGCGGTATGCCGACGCGCGTGGCAAGCGCTGCTCCGCCGCGCAGCATGGCATTGGCGGCTCCATACCCACTTACCAACTGCCCCCCAATGCTCGCCTCCGGCCCGCCTACCTGCTGAGCCCGCCTCCAGGCATCCCGTGCTCCTGGAAACACTGTCCCGACCATGGCGCTTGGGATGCCGAGCGGATCGGCGAAGGACGTTCCGAACCCTACCGCGGCGTCCGCAAAATCCTGCCCGAACTGCTGCCGCGTCGCGTTGCGCGGGTCTCCCGGCTGTGGCCCGAGTGTCTGTCCGACGTTCTGAGGGGTTGGGTTCCCGGACTGGACGGACTGAGGGGCGATCGCGGGGAGGCGACGAGCCTCAGGGATAATTTCGGGAAGGCTCTGCAGTAGCGCCTGAATCTCTTGAGCGAGCGTCGCCATCATTGCCTCTGCGTTCGGTACATGCTGGCCGGGGTGTACGCACCGAGGACGCCACTCAAAATCGTCATCACGTCTGCCAGGCGGAACTCATTGCCGAGCGTCTGGCGGATGCGGGTCGCGACGGGAGCCGGAAGCCGGTCAACCGCGCCCATGACGATCTGGTTCAACCGCTGCGGCGCCGGCGGCTGCGCGCGCTGCATCAGATCCCTGAGCGAGCGCGTCAGTTCGAACACCGTCCGCATGTCGGTTTCCGAGAGCATGTCGGCGATGCGCTCGTATCGAACCTCGCGCACGCGGCCGGCGACTGCCTCCGTGGCGCCACGGAGCGTGCGGGCCGGGTTCATGGTGGCAATCCCGGCGGCCGTATCGACCAGCGGGTTTTGGGCGAGCATCTTCATCAGACGCGGCGCCGTCTCGCTATTCCCGTAGAGTTGCTTCATCGTCAGCTTCTGGCGCTGCGCTGCAGCGATGGCGTCGAGGAACGGCTGCGCATCGGCGCCGAGGATCGCCCGAACCCGCGCCTGGAACACGCGGGCCTCGGCCCCCGTCAGGAAGCGGTTGGCGTTGCCCGACTGGTCGAGCACGTCGAGCAGGCCAGCCCCGTAGGAGCGCCGGAAGTTGTCAAGCGTCTGGTTGACGAGATCACGATGGGCGCCAGCCATCTGCAAGCGCCGATTGAGTTCAGTTACCGCGGCAGGATCGCTCCCGTGCCGACGCAGGAGACGGTTGATCTCGCGAACCTCGTCGTTGATCGTATTGAGCACGCCCTGCTGGCGCTCGAAGAACCTCCAACCCTCAGACCCAGATCCCCCGCGGCTGACGCCAAGAGAGCGCCCAAGCTCGAGTGCCTCAATCGCCTCTTGTCCCATCCTGAACGTTCCGCGCGCCCCCCAGAAATCAGGCATGCGAGCGTCGGCAATTTCAAGCACGCGACCGCGCATAACTCCTGCAAGGCGCGCAGCGCCCCGGTTGTTGAGGTCCGAGCTCGCAATGCCGAGTTGGCTCTGCAGATGATTGACGCCCCGCGCATCTAGCATGCCGGCACGGATCGCCTGCGCCGTTGCGTCGTCTCCTTCAATCGATGCCGCGCGCGCGGCGTAATCCATAGCGCGCCTGAAAACCGGGTCCCGCTGAAACCTGGCAATCGCCGGCACGTCGGCGATGTTCAAAATGACACCAGGACTGTTGGCGTGCAGACCCTCGTACATAGCGCGATTGCGCGCTGCTAGAATGGCGGGAAAGTCCTGGGCGTATTGCTGGAAGTTGTGCGCGTTGAACGTATCCCCGATCAAGTTTGACATGTGGTCGGCTTCGTCGGCCTGCCGCTGCAGCATGCGCTGCTGCGCGACTTGCTGCCCGCGGCCCTCGCTTCGCGTCGCCTGATAGGCCAGCGAGGTCGTGTTCGGGATCGCGACCACCTCGTTCGGCCGCGTCGGCGTGCGCATGATTTCGAGGATGTTCTGCCCATCGTAGCGAGGGCGGACCTCAGTCTCAAAGCGGTTGATCATCCTAGACACGGCATTCGGACTGGCGCCGATCTGCGTGGCGATGTCCGCTGCCGTCTGTCCGCTCAAATGCCCCGAGATCGCATTCTCAACTTGCTGCTGCGTGAGCGTCCCGACCCTGCCGTTGCGGTATGCCGGAAGCATGTTGGACACGAGCCCAGCGGGATCGACGGCATCCCGGCGAAGCTCGATCGCGATGTCCCGCAACGCCTGCTGCCGTGCCGCCTGGGTCGCCGCTGGTACGGCGTTTCCGGCGGCATCCGTCGCGAGCATCTGCGCCGCATTCGAGCCATCGCGCAGGTGCGGCAGCAGCCGATTGGCAGAATTGTTGATGACGTTTCCGGCCACGCCGATGCCCGCGCCCGCCAATCCGCCAACAGTAGCGCCGACGCCACCTCCCGCGACCCGTTGCACGATGGAACCGACAAGATCGGAGTTGGGTCCAGGATCAGCGTTGCCTATGCCAGAGATGGCCCCGTAACCGGCTCCTGTCCGAGCGTTGGTGGCGATGTACTGGCCTGGAGTGGAAACTGCGCGGCCCGCAGCGATCCGCTCCCCCGCTCCGGCTGCGCGGCCGAACAGGGTCGACGCGCCTCCGCTGATGAGCATCTGGCCAACCACGCCGGCTCCTTCCGACAGTTCTCCTGTCGTCGGATACGCCGACGCAAACGCCGCATTGGCGAGGCGGTGCCGCTCGACAGCATCCGTATAGTCTCCGAGCATCCCAGCGCCGGTCTGAATCCCGGCGAGGATCTCGTCGCCGAAACCAAACGTGGCACCCTGTAAAGCCGAGCGCGCAATGCCGCCAGCCACGCTCGGCATATTGGCGCGCAGCACAGCGTCCCGGTTTTCAACCTGGTCGAGCGCATTGACGCCACGAGGGCGCCCATGCTGCGCTTCGATCTGATCGAAAACGTTACTGGCCATCAGTAGCCACCCATCGTGTTTGCTGTGCCCTGCGTTCCGAGCGCCCTAAGGACCTCGCGCAGAACGTCGCGGCCGTAGCGCTGCGCAAACTCGGCCCGGAGCGACGGATCATCGCGGAGTGCCGCGATCGCTGCCGCCTGACCTCCGGCGGTGAGATCGGTCCATCGCGCAGTGCCGCCCGAGCGTGACGGCGCAGGTCCTGCCTGCGTGGCCTCTTGAGCGCCACCAGCTGGCTGCGGCGCCGCCGCACCTTGTGGATTGGTCTGTGGAGCCGGCGCAGGGGCCGGCTGTCCGCCACCCATGACGGGGCTCGGAAACGCCTCGATGATGCGCGCGGCAAGCTGCGGTAGCATTGCCGGAGCGTTCGGGGTTCGAAGAAACAGTTCGGCCCGCGCCGCTTCGTAGGCCGCATGACGCTGCGCCATGATGCGCGCGACGCCGAGAGCATTCATCAGGCTCTCGCGCGTCATGTTCGGGTTGGCAACCGTGCTCTGAATAAATGTGATGTCGCTGTTCGAGATTGGTTTGTACTTTTCGGCCTCTGTGCCGATGAACTGCGCAAGACCCTGCTGCAGAAGCTGCGTTGCCGACAGGCTCTGATTCTGGAGCATGAAACCGGGCGGGACGCCGAGCGATTGGAGGACGTTGGCGATGCTCGTCCGTGTGGCCGCAGTGGCGCCAACGTAGGCCTGAGGCGCGATCTGCAGGAGCCTGTCGACGTTGGCGATCGTCGACTGATGCGTCTGCGCTGCTGCTGCCGCTGCGGTCGCCTGCGTGTGAGCCTGGTTGATGACTGCTTCCGGCTGGCTTGCCCACTCCGGCCCACGAATGATCATCGTCGCCGCGTCGCGGTTGATGCGGCCTGTGGCGAGGCCCGCCGCGACGGCAGCGGCTTGGGGATTGGTGCCCCACATGCTGCCAGTCTGCTGGGGTGGCTGTGCAGCCGGGGCCTGCGGCTGCGGCATCCCCTGTGATTGCCACGTCGGGTTGTTCGGATTGACGCTGACGCCACCCTGTACCGACGGAAACCCCGCTTGTGGCGCTGCTGGAGCGGGCGCGGCTGGACGTGGACCAGCCCCCGCCGGCCACGGAGGCTGAGGAGACGGAATCTGGTTCGGCGGCTGCATTCCAAGAATGCCGTAAATCAGGTCGTTCTGATCGGCCGGACGGATCGCAGCATTGTACTGCTGAATCATCTGGTAGGGGTGCAGTTCGTTGGTGCGGCGGTTTGCGTCGCGCACGTTCACCGTCTGAGCCCCGATCAGACCCGTGTTAGCGTTGGTCTGGTTCGTCTGCGCCGTCAGGTGCCGCAGTTCGTAGGGCTGGCGCTCCTGTGCGCGGCTTTCCTGCCCGACAAGCCCCGCCGTCTGTGCCCTCTGGTAGTCCATCGACAGCGGGTGCATTTCCTGAGCGCGCAGGTCCGCGTTCTGCTGCAGCCCGAACCGTGCCCGGTCCATGTTGTTCTGCGCCATGAACTGGAGGGACTGGTTCATGGGGGCAAAGTTGATCATCGCGTTCTGGGGATACGCGATGGCCGGCATGGGGAGGAACTGGACCATGGATCAGCGCCCCCCGCCCATGCCGTAACCCCGCCAGGACGGATCAAGCGAGAAGTTGTTGTTGGTCGGGCTCCAGCCGTAGTTGTTCCCTGCGCCCGGCTTGCCCATCGGCATGCCCGTCATGGCGCTGACAGCGAGAGACCCGAGGCCGAGCACGTTGTTCCAGAGCGCGCCGTTCGCCTGAGCCTCGGCATTGCCGCGGTTGATCGCGTTCCCGGCGAGCTGCTGCGCGTTGCCGTAGTTGAGGTTCGCGAGCGCGCTGCCGTGCTGCCAGTCGAGGTTCGACCCGAACTGGCCCATCTGCTGGCCCTGCTGCCCGAGCTGGGCGAGCTGCGCCATGTACTGGTTGTAGTCCTGGCTCGCGATGCCCTGGTTGACGCGGGAGGCCTCGGAGAGGGCATTGCCGGAGTAGTAGCCGCCGCCGGCATTGGCGCGTCGGTCAACCGCCCGCTGGCCCTGGCTCTGCAGATAGGACATATACGGCGACGACTGATAGTTGCTCATCGCGTTGGTCTGAGCCGGGCGGCCGTTCACGCCCATGAAGTCGTTATAGAGGTTATAGGCCCCCTGCCCGCCCTGCATGAACGGCTGGATGCGGCTCATCGCGGAACTGTAGCCGCCGGTCATGTTGCCGGTGGCGGTTTGCAGGCCGTTGTTGAGGTAGCTTGCCGCCTCGGCCTCGGAGCGCCGAGCCGCCTTCGCTGCGCCAGCCCCGCTGAATGAATCCCACAAGCTCGGCATGTGTCGTCACTCCAAAGCGGCGATGCGCCGCACGAGGTCGCGGAGAAAGCGATACCAGACGGGGTTGATCTTCCCGTCCTTCAGGACGAATGGCTCGGAGGCGTCGGGGATCGGCTGGTTGGCCATCAGCGCTCCCTCTCGATCGTCGCCCACGCGCTCATGATCCCGCGCACCACGGGCGAGGAGGTCGTGAACCGGAACGTCCGCCCCGTCGGCCTGATCTGCCCGAACCGCCACGCATCGACTGTTGTCAGCGCCTGGTTGATGGTCCCGAGCGAGCGGATCCGCTCCGCCCCGAACGTCTCGTGGTCCTCTGACGAGCTGATCTGCAGCGTCGGCGAGGCTGCGTCCATGTTCGTGCTGTTGAGGCCGACGCCGGGGATCACGTCGAGTTCGATCCGGGAGCACGTCGCCCTGTACGGGAAGCCGTTGAGGGTGAGCCTCGCGTCCACCTGGATCGGATCGGCGCCCTCGGTGAAGGTCGCCACATCGATCTCGTAGAGCAGGCCGTCGTCGTAGTGCCCGGCGATGATCTTGTCGCCGAAGCGCTCCGTGAAGCTCACCCGCCAGCGGTTCAACCCGTAGCTCTTGCGCTCGTGCCACTGGTTGCCCGCCGCGAGGTCGCAGACCCACGTGCCGGAGGGGCTCGACAGCGCATAGAACACATGCCCGCGCTGGCTCCAGGCCGTCGCCTGCAACGTGGCCTTGTCCGTCGTGTCCGCAATGAACCGCTCGACGGCGTGATTGCTGATCCGCTCGGCGCCGTAGCCGTTGAGGACGCGCGCCGTGCCATCGTGGGCGACGAACGCCAGCGTCTGGTCCACAGTCGCGACCGTGCGTCCTGCGAGGCAGCCGACCGTGATGGTCTGCGAGCGGGAGAGGGGGAAGTTCGTCTCGCCTGAGTTGGTGTGGAACTCGATCGAGCGCGCGCCGAACGTGACGAGCTCGCGCCCACGGGTCGCAACCGCCACGATGCCGTCCGGGTCGCTCTCGGCAACGGCGAAGTCGAGCGCCTCGATGGACCCCGCGTCGTCAATGCCAGACGCATAGAGCCGGCCGTTGCTGACCGAGAAGATCATGTAGCCGTCGAGGCATGCAACCGAGCTTGGCGGTGGCAGGTCGCTGTCCGAGATGTCCGACAGCACGCCGCTCTCGATGATCTTCGCCGTGCCGTCGCAGACGACGACGATCTGCGGGTTGGGCGAGCGCCGGTTGCGAGCCATGTAGACCGGGCCGTCCGAGGCGAGACCGCCGAGCGTCGTCACCGTGCCTGCGCCATCCACCCGGAACACCTGCCGGCCGGAGACGACGTAGAGGAAATTATCGACCGCGAGCATGGCCCGCACCGCCCCGCCGCCGGTGAGCGTCGCGAAGCTCGCGAGCCCGTCGATCACGTAGAGCGGGAGTTCTGCCCTGCCTTCCTTCCCACGCCCCTCGACGTAGCAGTTGATGAGCCGCCCTGCCCCGTCGTAGCCGTACCGGCCGGGGTTGGACTGCGTGCCGAGGGTGAGAGGGACGCGGCGAGGGGCCATCAGAAGTATTCGATCTCGACAGACTCGCCAGCGCTCGGCTTGGCGATGTGACGGCGCAACGGGATGAGCAGCTGCTCCTCGATCGCCATCCGCTCGAGCGGTTTCAGGCCATCGGAGAACGCGCCGCCGCAGGCATTCCCGAGCAGCGCGATCAGGGCATCAGCGACCGCCTCGGGGATCTCCTCGGTGGTCGCGTTCGTGTTCCCCCAATACACAAGGCCCCGATCTCTCCAGGCCTTGTGCTTGGTGTCGTAGATGCCCTCAACCAAGGCTTGATCCTCGGCCGAGGGCGACGACAGCGCGTCTGCGACAGGCAGAGCCTCCCGCAGGGCGCGCGTGCAGAGCTGGCGCTTGGTGAGCATCAGCCCTTCTTCTTCTTCTCTGGTGCGGGAGCCGGCGGCGGTTCACCGGGCGACCCGCTCACGACGAAGTGCGGGTTGCCGGCTAGCTTGCGCTGCTCGGCCTCCGGCATGTCGGACACGTCGACCTCCTGCCCCATCGGGAACAGGCGCTCGAACATGCGGATGCCGGCCGAGTTGTCGCCGCCGCGCGGATCACCGGTGAACATCACCTTCATGGCTCACCTCACGCCGTGGTCGTTGCGGTGAGTGCCGTCGTCGAGAACTCGGGATCGACGAAGTAGTTGACGGTCACGTAGAGCGTGCCCGCCGCGCCGGTGGCAGACACGGCCTGGACGTAGGCCTTGATTGCCGTGTCAGCCGTGTACTTGTAGAGGAACCCGGTGCGCGCGATCGCCGTGGAGAGCGTGCCCGCCTGCCCGACAGTCGAGGCCGCGAAGATGCGGTCCTCGTCGCTGTCGTCGCCAACGTCGAACGCCAACGTTGGCGTTCCGTTGGTGTCCATGTCGGTGGCCGCGATCGTCGCGGAGACGACCACGGCGCCCTTGGGCAGGAAGAACAGCAGCACCTCGTCGTTCACGTTGTCGATCATGGCCGTCGTGACGGCGACGATCGCGACGGCCGAGACGAGGCCGCGGTGGCCGACGCCGCCGACGCGGGGAGCGTAGGCCGTCCGGCTCTGGTCGGTGTAGTAGACTGCCATTGTCAGTGTCCTTTCAGATCAGGTGCCGGATCACGCATCAGCCGCGGCGCTGCAGTAGATCGTCGAAATGCCGAGATCCTTGCGCGTGCCGCTGCCGTTCGCCCACTCCATCTTGGTGAGGCCGAACGCCATCTCGATGCCGATGCCCTTGAAGAAGTCGTAGTCGGTGATATCCGACTCGGTGAACCGCGGGGCCTGCTTCATGACGTGCGCGATCGACTGCGCGCCGCACAGGAAGTTGGCGCCCACGTCGATGCCGCCGTTGCCGACGCCGACAAGGTGCGTCTTGGGGTTCGTGCCGGCGCCCTGGCGGGGCTGGTAGAACTCCGGGATCTCGCGAACGATCACGCCGTCATAAATGAGGTCGCCGTCCTGGAAGAGCGGGTTGGCGTCCACGTCGCGCGGGCGCGCGTCGCGGTTGGCCGCCGTCATCGTGCTGTTCTCCTTCAGATCGCGGAAGCACAGCGGATGAGCGAACAGGACGAAGAACTCGCGCCCCTGCGTGCCGGTCTTGAAGGGCCGGATGTGCGGGGAGGCGATGCGGGCGCGGCGCTTGGCGAGGCTGATGATCGACGGCGAGAGCTTGTCGTTCGTGCTGTCGACGTTGCCGAGCGACGTGCTGTGGTCGAGCGAGGAGGCGTTGCCCACGGCGGCGCCGAACAGCACGCGGTCGGCGTTGTTCGTAAGCCAGGTGTCCTTCGTCGCCTCGGCCACGCTGTCGTAGGCGGTGCCGTTGATGGTGTGGAAGCTGTTGATGATGTCGTACTTGATGATTTCCGACGCCCACTCCTTGAGGGATGGGTTGATCGCCGACATGATCTCGACAGCCGACTTCTCGCGGTCGTGCTTGGAGATCTTCACCGCGTTGCGGCGGAAGGCCCACGTCACGTCGTTGTAGTACTGATCGAGCTGCTCCTCGTTACCGGAGAGCTGGGTGTTGCCCGAGACGCCGGTGGCCTGCAGCCGCGCCAGGACCGGGACGCGGATGGTATAGGCATTCGTGTTCTGGACGATGGTGTGGATGATGTCGGACGTGGAGTCGCCCATGTAGGGCGAGAAGCCGGTGTCCCGCACGGACTCGCGCAGGAACTTGGGCTCCCACTTCGTCAGGTCGAGACCCGACAGGATGCTGGTGTTTGCCATTGGCTCAGTCTCTCGTGATGATCACGAGCGGCTCAGAACGCTTTTCGATTGCGGTCAGTCGCGAAGAGTGCGCTGGCCGCGGCGTTGCCGCTCAGGGGAGCGGAACCCATCTGCGCGCCGGCCGCCGTCTGGTCGGCAAGCGTCGTCGGGAACCGCGGTTGCTGCTGCGGCTGCCCGTTGCCATTCCCCTTTTTCAGATCAGCGAGGGCGCGCTCGGCGCCTTCCTTGCGCAGACGCTCCTGATAGGCGTTGAAGTCGCCGCCGATCGTGGAGAGCATCTGCTGCTGGCCGTACCACTGCATCAACGTGCCGTAGGGGTCCGGATATGCCCGGAACTGCCCGAGGACTCCGGTCTGCTGGGCGTACTGCTCAGCGGCGCGGACGTTCTCGTAGCCGTGCCGCTCTGCGGCGTGGGCCATCGACATATTGAAGAACTGGCGCTGTGCCTCCTGCTGGGCGTAGGCCACTCCCTGCTGAATCTGCGACTGAACCCAATGGGCATGGCCCTGGGGGTCGGTCACGGGATCGGGAGGAGGCTGCGGCTGCTGAGGCTGGGGTTGGGCGTGGGCAGGCTGGTGCTGGCGCGTGAGAAGCTGCTGCATCTGCTGCTCGTAGGCAGACAGGCGCCCCTGCATCTCATGCGTCAATCGCTCCGTCTCCTGGCGCTTCTTGCGCTCGGCGAGGAGCTCTGAAAGCGGGACGTGGCGCTGCTCCGAATTGCCGTTCTGATCCGGTGCGGGCTGCTGGTGCTGCTCTGCCGGCGGCGCCTGTTGGGGCGTCTCCTGCTTCAGCGGCTCCTGCGTTCGCTCCGCGGGCGCGGCGAGATCGGCGCCCCTGTCGCGATCGGTCGAGAACATTGCATTGATGTCGTCGGCGCTGGTGGCGCCGTTCGGCTGCAGTTCCATGGTTTCCCTCTTTCCGCAGTATCGTCTGCTGGTCACGAGATCGACGGCTGAGCGCCCCGTCGTGGCGAGGTCATCGGATTACGCGCCGATGGTCGCGAAACGCCGATAGAGGCCGGCGGGCCCTACGCGGGAGGCAACATAGACGCGATGTTCGGATCGACCGGCAGCCCGCCCGGCATGCCTGGCATTCCAGGCTGCGGGGGCATGTCCGGCGGGAATTGGTCGGGGGGCATTCCGTTGGGCGGTCCAGGCGGGCCGCCCGGGGGCGGCATCATCCCCGGTGGACCGCCCATGGGCATGATCGGCGGCATCAGGATCGGAGGGCCGGCCATCTGCATGGCGAGGTCGCCAGTTTGCATGTTCACGGCGTCGGCGTCGGCCAGCGTCTTGACCGTCTGCGCGCGCTTGTAGTCGATCTCGGCCTTGCCCTGCTCCACCTCCATTTCCATGCGCGGGTCGGGCTTCTGCTCGAGGGATTCCAGCAGCTGTTGCTTGTTGCGGAGTGAGCTCGCCTTGATGACGGTCTGCGGCGGGATCGGGATGCCGGCCTGCGCCATCTTCGTGAGCTGCTCGAACTCCTCCTCCTGCATCGTGATGCTGTCCGGGCCCTCGTCGAGGATGATGTCGACATCGACCTCGGCCAGGACGTTCTGGCTCTGGATCTGGCCCATCGGGCCCATCTCGTACTGGTTAACGCCCAGGAACTTGGTATCCTCGTTGTCGGTGACGCGGACGAACCGCTCGCCTGTCCAGGCCTGACGGATGCGGGCCCAGATGGCGCGGTACACGCGGAGCTTCCAGTCGCGGAGGCGATCGAACACGGGCGACAACTCGGTCATGCCGGCGTCGCGTTGCGCGAGGATCGCCCGGCCGGACTGGTCCGCGATGCCGCCGCCCTTGCCGATGAGGCCGGGATTAGGCCCGAGGTTCTCCAGCTCTGCCTTGGCCTCGACGAGCAGCTCGGCCTGGCCGCGCACCTGGTCGGCGTAGTCGATGACGCCGATCGTCTTGCCCCACTCGCCCATGTGCTCGATGGTTCCATCGGCCTTGGCGAGCTGCTGGCGCACGTCGTCGATGTCGTCGACAGTGCCTTTCTGGGCGTGAATCTGGCGCACATTCAGCATGTGCAAGAATTTGGACCGGCGGTGGTTCACCTCGTCCTGGATGGAGCGCATGTCGCGCACGACGCCGTGCCGATCGCCCTTTTCGTCGATGTATGGGCTCCACGCGACATAGGGACAGCAGGTGTTGCCGTCCTCGTCGACATAGGGGCTGTCCATGCTCTCGAGCTCTAGCTCGCCGGAGAACTTGCAGTAGTACCAGCCCTTCCCGCGCTTCTCCCAGAACTCGACGACCTTCACCCGGCGATGCTCGAAGTCGCCCCACTGCGTCGAGCGATCCTGCTCGGCCTTGAAAGCATTGAGGCCCTCGGCCTCGCTCACCATGCTGTCGAACTTCTCCGCGAACTGCGGCCACGTCTCTTTGGCCTCGTCGAGGTCCATCCACAGATGCACGCCCATGAAGCGGGCGTCCGAGAAGTCGGGCTTCGTGGCGCGCGGGTCGTAAAAGAACCGATCCGGCGGGATGATCGTGAGCTTGACCTCGAACCCGCCGCGGAACGGCTCGATGCCGACCCATGCCCCGCCGATGCCGGAGACGAGGCCGTCGTGCGCGGTATCCGAGGCAATGTGCTCCCAGCGGTTCAGGTCGCAGACGAAGCGGATCGAGGCGCTCGCCGCGTTGGCGCTCGCCTCATCCTGCGGGTTCCTCGGATAGGCCTTCGGGTCGCGCCGCATGCGCTGCTCGACGCCGACGAGAAAGTCCACCTTGCGGCGGATGCGGTTCGACGTGACGACAGGCTGCCGGCGGCGCTTGAACGTCGCGACCTCTGCATCAGTCCACTGCTTGCCGAAGTAGTAGCGGCGCGACTCCTGCGCCTCGTTCATCTCGTCGCGCTTGTTGGTCTCATAGGCGCGGTACAGCCGGCGCTTGCGGGCGAGGTCGTCGGCCGTGCTGCGGGGCTCGCGGGCCTTGTCGTCGGTCGCGATCTGCGCGGTGATCATACCGTGCGCCACCCGCTATCGTTGGTCGGCCTGCGGTAGGCGTCGCGGACGGGCGCACGTGTGGGCGTCGCCTTCCTCACCCACGGGCGGGACATGCACGCATAGCGCCACTCGTCGGCCGCGTGGTCCTCCATATCGCTGTTCACGTCCTCGGGGCGCACCTGATCATGCTGCAGCGCCGGAATCGTGCGGATGGAGTCGTGGCAGTTGGAGAACGTCACGATCATTGCGTGACCGTCCTCGTCACCGACCAGGCGGGCGCGCATCTGATCCCAGCCGCCCATGGCGCCGCGCTGCGAGACGCGAGCATTGTCGGCAGGCTTGAAGAACACCTTTTCGTCGCGCATGCGGTCGGCGATCGAATTGCCTCCGTCCTCGGAGAATGCCGCAGGGTCGAGCACGCTATAGTCGATCTTCTCATCCTTCGCCTGACGCTCGTTGATGCCCTTGGCGACCTTCTCCGCGAACAGCTTGAGGCCAACATTCGGCTTGCTGGCGCCGTACCACTCGCGGTAGCGCACCATGCAGCCGCGAGGGATGATGATGCGGTCGCCCGTCCTGTTCGTTGCGGTCATCTGGTCGCTTGCGACGGCCCACCAGCCAACAGAGAACGGCTTGGCCGAGCCCCAATCCATCGAGCGAAACCGCACCCACTGCGCGGGGATCTCGAACGGGCGGATCACGTGGCGCTTGGTGTCCCAGCAATCGAAGTAGGCGCCCTCGACCACATCCCAATTTCCGTAGCGCATGGCGTCGACAAGCGTCTTGCTCCCGAGGCCGTGCAGCTTCTGCTCATAGGTCGGGTCATCGTCGCCCATACTCGGGTTGTCCTCGAGCAGTGCGGGGATGAACTGGCGCTTCATGCCGCCTTCCTCGGGCGGCATCTGCCTGACTTCATAAGTGTCCGTGCCGTCGACGAAGGTTGCCTTCACGAACAGGTGCCCGACGTTGCCAGGGTTCGCGCCAGCCAGAATGCGCGGAAACCGGCCGCGCCATTTCTCGGGGAGTTGGAGCCCGACCATACGAACGCGCGAGCGGAGGAACCGGTACATGGCCTCGGTGAAGTGGGTGAGCTCGTCGATGATGAGGACGTGGATCTCGGCGCCCTGGTATTTGTAGACGTCCTTCTCATCCTTGCAGTGGCAGAGGTATATTTTCGATCCGTTCCAGAACCGGATCTCGTCGTCGACGATCTTGCAGAAGCCGCAGAGCACCCAGCCGGCGAGCAGGGCCCTGAATCCCTTGGGGCCTTCCATGTGGTTCTTGATGAGGTCGTCTCGGATACGACGCGCGAGATAGACTTGCAGGCCAGGAATTGCCGAGCACCACAGGATCGAGGCGACGCGCATGAGGTGGGACTTGCCTCCCCCTGCTGCGCCTCCGTAGAGGACTTCTGTCGCTGGCGTCTCAAGAGCCAGAGCCTGTTTCGGATGAAGGGTTAGATCGAGTTGGTGAGAGGCTGACATTCACCACCGGGACGAGGGGTGTACCGTTCGGGCCTGCGTGCTCGTTCTTCGACTTGTCGATGATCAGCCCGTGGAGCTTGCCGAGCACCTGCACAGCAGAGACGGCGGCGGAAGGCGATTCGACGCTGTCCTTCATGGCGAGGTAGTAGGCGTCCATTGCCATGCCGGTGAGCTTGTCCACCGTGATGTCGTGGCGCTTCTGCGCTCTCTCCCGGAGTTCCTCGAGCCTTACCGCGACCTTATCGTTCTTCAGGAGCTCGCAAGCCTTCACATGGATAACGGCGTCTTTCATGTTCTCTGCGTCGTAGGCCATGCGGTAGGCGGCAGAAGCGTTGCCGGTCTGCATGTAGCTGCGGGCGAAGGCTTCCTGCTTGGGAGTGAGGTCAGGCATAGTCCGCTCCCACTCCCTCGTCCCTGTATCTGCTGGTGCGCCTCACACGAATATTGCCTCGCCACTTCTCGCCGGTACTGAAGGTGACGACCACCAGAGCACGGCCGTCGAGATCATAGGCTGTTGCGGCTGAGAGGGTGAGGGTCACGTTGGGAGAGCTGGTGCTGGTCGAGGCTGTGCAGTTGTAGGTAGTGACGGAGGCGGAGCTGATCGTCTCGGATGTCTCGAGGTAGTCGGTGAAGTCGAGCTTCACGACCTTGATCTCATCCTCATCGAGATGGACGAGAGGCTCGCCTGTGGGGGCGATGCGGACGTTGCGGAGGGTGGTTGGGCCTCGGGAAGTGAAGCCGATGATGTGGCGGGTCATCTCGCCATCAGGCAAGCAATGGCGACGAGGTCTGCGAGTGTCATGGGGTGTCCTCTTCGCATGGGCCTGGATCAATCAGCACCCGGCCGTCCCACAGAATTTCAACGACGGCCGACCTGTACTCATCAATCCTCTTGTCCTCGACGACGACAAGTTTGTCCCCGTCGATCTTAGACAAGGCCTCGATGAGTTCCCGAACCGTCATGCCTTGCACTCCACCCTATGCCCGCCGAACGTCACACCAACTGCGGCCTTCCTGATGCTCTCGACGAGAGCGGAGGGGGCGGGCTGGGCGGGTGCCTTAGCCTGTGGCGGCGGGGCAGAGCGGGCGAAGGTTGGGGCGGGCGCCGAGGTCAGGACAGCCTGGGGAGCAGGGAGAGCATGAGCTTGCGGCTGTGTGCGATTGCCGGGGCGCCCGCCCCAAAGCAGGAAGGACCAGCGGTCCCAATTGACCCACGGCTTGCGTGGCGTGTTGCGATGCTCCTCGGACTCGACGAGAAGGCCTGCAAGCGAGAGGAACACGCTCAGCACGATGGTTGCGAGGAGAGCCTGGCCAAACTCCACATCCTGCGTTGATGCGCCAAGGCGGGCCTGCCAGAAGTTCACATCGGCGCGGGTGGCCGTCGTGACGGCGACGACGCCAGTCGCGGCCTTGCGTGCGGAAGCGAGGCGCTCCTGGGCAATGCGCATCTCCTCCTCGGTTGTGCCGCGATCGATGGCGGTCGCCTTGGCGCCCTCGGCGGCGCGGTATTCCTCGCAGAAGCGGCGGGTGTCGGGACCCATCGTCTTGGTGCACTGCTCGGTGCGAGCCCAGAAGCGGTGCGCCTTGGCCTTCGCCATCAGCGCCTCGGCGTCACCGATCGACGTGACAGGGCGGCCGTTGATGGCGATCCCCGACAGCGCATCGAGCTTTTTCTGGAGGCGGTCAACCTCGGCGTTGGCCCGAGTAACGGCGCCGCGCACGTCCTGGTGTTGCGTGTGGCCGTCGAGGCGGGCCGCAGAGAGCGCGTCCTGGCTGCTGGCGGCGACAGTGAGCGCGCCATTCAGAGACCAGGCAACGGCGAAGGCCCACACGGCGCCCCAACCGAGCACGCCGCCAGCCTTGCGCTCAATCCAAGCGCGGGTCATGGCGCGTGCGCCGCGGTACTCGAACCCGACAGCGGCGAGGCCGAGCAGGGTCAGAACCGCGAGCTGGAACGGGTCTTTCGCTCGGTCCTTGCCGTAGTAGCAAACGGCGATCACCGCGGCCAGGATCACAAGGCGCACGAGGATCAAGTCGGGGTTTGCCAGGAGTCGGCGCATCCATGTGATCATGGCGTCTCTCCATGTGCGAATGGCCCGCGGTGAGGCGGGCTTGCTCTCGGGCGCATTTGTGGCTTGGTGAGGGGTGCTACTAACCCTGCCCCTCCGGGTGTCGGTCCGCTCTACCGTCTCATCTGAGACGCTGGCGCTTTAGCCGCGACATAGCCGTGATGAACGCTTGTACATGATTTGGTGAGTCTTTGGGGCAACAGCGGGCGGGAAAGTGGCATTTCGCTTCAGGCTCACTTCGCCGCGTTGATCACGTCACGGGCGAAGGCGCACCCAATCTCGCCGTGCGAGCAATAACCCCGGACTGATCCAATTCTCCGGCTCACAATGCGCGCCGTGCCTGAACCCCGCTCCGTAAAACAGAGCGGCTCCTAAGACGTAGAGCGCCACTACCCCCACGAACTTCTGGATAACCAGCTTCATCGTCTCCCCCCCGTTGTTAGAACATGGCCTTTCCCTGCAAAGCGGCCCTTTCAACTTTGCTTCTCTGCGTCATCAGACGCCGTAGCCATCCTCTCCTGCTCCCGCCGCTTGGCGGCTGCGACCGCATCCATGGTGCCTTGCCAGCTTGGACGACGCCTCATGGAGATTCCAATCCAGCATGTCGGCCCCTCGCGGCAAGGCCTTGCCTCATCACATCGAGAAGGCTCTCTGCCACTTGAGCGGGTTGGGCAGCATCGCGATGGAACCCCTCATCGAAGGTTCGATCATCACCGACCTTCTGCGGCAGAAGGTGCTTGTCAGCGCCGTTCATGTCTGGTCCGCATGAAGCGTGGGCGGAGATGGAGCACGCGCCGACAGACCACCACCACCCCGGCAACGCGCGCTCGAACTCAGCCACCGCAACTTGGAGCGCGTGCAAATCCGTTTCCCACTCGCTTGGGGGGTTCGGTGACGCCGTTCTCGCGCGCATGTTCCTGGTCTTTCGCTGATCGCCTTAGTACCTGTCTTTTGAGAGGCTCTTCTCGATCGCGTCGGCTACCGCCGTGGTGAGCCGGCCCCACTGCTCGCTATCGCGGTCCAGCAGCTTCTTGAATGACGCTGCGATCAGCTCCTCAATGGCCGTCTTGACATCCGCATTGCTCTTGATCGCGTCCGACGCCACGTCGCGCGTCACGCTCGAAACTGCGCTGTCGAACTCACGCTGGAAGCGACTGCGGTTGTCGGAACGGTACGAGTCGGTGGTCGACGGTGGCACCGCAGCAAGGCTGTCCTTCAATGCCTTGAGGACCATCGCGTCCTTGCCTTCGGGCGACAGGCCATCGAACAGCGCCTTGGCGACGACCGCCTGCATCTGCTCGTTGCTGATGGAGAATGGGTTGCTCATCGGTCCTGGCCTTTCGCTTAGAGCTTCGTCTCTGCTTCCATGGCTGCGATCTCCGCGTCAGCAGCGCGCCGCGTGGCGGTCGCCTTCTCTTGCAGAGCCGCCGCGAGTTCCTTGATGCTGTTCGTGCCGACGACGCGCATGGACTGCTCGGCGAGATTGAGCAAGATCTTCGACGCGGCCTCCAACCCGGATGCCTGCCCACGTTGCGCAACAGCATTGAACAGGCGCTTCTTCGTGGCGTCGTCGAGCGGGGCAATCCTGATCGCCATGCTCCTGGCCTTTCTCACCCTGTTAACGGAAGCATTCTACCATCACTCTGTGGAGCCATGTACACGTGCGCTTGACGTTTTGCAAGAGCGCTTGTACGTTTTGCAGAGTGTGGCCTTGGAAAACCTCAGAGCTTACCTTCGGGACGTGGGTGGCCTGCCAATCGAGCAGCAGAGATGCATGGCGCGCGACGCGGGAGTGACGGTTGTCTACGAGCACGGCGAGGCCGGGCCGCGGCGGGATGTGCGTCGCGGCTATGTGCAGTCGCTGCGCGCCGGCGACACGGCCTGGCTGCCGCGGCTCGACGTGCTGATCCTGCCCAAGGCCGAGCGGCTGGGACGACGATCTACGACGGATGTTGCGACCGTGATTGCCGACATCCTTGCACTCGGCGCGGTGATCGAGGAGGGCACGACCGGCGTCACCAGCAAGGACGGCGAGGCTTGGCGGGAGCGCTTCGAATGGCTCATGCGCAAGGCCGGCACGGGCCGGATGACGCGCGCGAAGGCGAAGCGGATCGGCGCCAAGGGTGGCGCGGTGCTACGCGCTCGCGCCGTTTCAACGCGCTGGAAGTCGCCCGCAATGAAAGCGGAGCGCGAGCGGTGGGCCGCTGTCTGGCGCGACCCGATCTATCCGACAGCGCAGGCAGCCGCAGATGCGATCGACGTGGACGATCTGCGAGGGCGCGTGACGATGTGTTACCGCGTGTTCAAGGAACGCAGGCCCGGTGATCCGCGCGCCGGTGGTCGGCCGCGGAAGAAGAAGCGATGAAGCGATTGGAGACGATGATGAACAGCGAGATCCCGCGTCGAGTTGACATGCAGCGAATGACGGCAGCCGAGCTTGCAATCCTGGCGGCCGTTGATGCGGTCGAGGCCGCCGGGGCAGACGTCAGGCTGACTGACGCTGTGGTCCTGCTCGGCGAAGCTCGAGATGCGGTGTCGGACTACGTGGACGGCATCAAAGCGATCCGTCGCACCTACATCCGGCGGCAGTGGGAAGAGTGACAAAGGAGACGAACGCTTGTCCGTGAAGATCATCAACGCCGATGTGATGGACGGGCTCGCGCAGCTTGCGGACGAGAGCGTTGATTGCATTGTCACGGACCCTCCCTATGGCGAGACGTCCCTAAAGTGGGACGTAGTGCCCGAGGGCTGGCTAGGAGAGTGTCGGCGGGTGTTGAGGCGATCCGGCTCAATGTGGATTTTCGGGTCGATGCGGTCACACCTCGCGGCAGACCTTGGTGGCTGGCAGTTCGCACAGGACATAGTGTGGGAGAAGCACAACGGGTCGAACTCGTTCGCTGATCGGTTCCGCCGGGTGCACGAGATCGCGATTCATCTGTACCGCGACGACGCTCGCTGGGCGGACGTCTTTAAGCAACCGCTCTTCACCAACGACGCGAGGGCGCGGGTGGTTCGGCGCAAGGGCCGCCCCCAGCAGTGGGGATCTATCGGGGACGGCAACTATCGGTCGGAGGACGGCGGCCCGCGCCTGATGCGTTCGGTGATGTTTTACCGTTCGTGCCACGGGGAAGCGGATCACCCGACGCAGAAGCCGGAGGCGGTGATGTGTCCTCTGATCGAATACTCGTGTCCGCCAGGGGGCTTGGTACTCGATCCATTCATCGGGTCTGGGACAACCGCGCGAGCAGCCATCCAATTGGGGCGACGCTGCATCGGCATAGAGATCGACCCAACCTATGCGGAGATGGCTCGTAACCCAGTGGCGCCTCGCGCCGGTCTGTTTGCCAATGTGACTTGAAGCAAAAGGAG